ATTAGATTGAAGAGCAGCAAGGTGTTATTCGGTTGGCTTAGAGCCAAATCAACCAGGAACTCGTTTCGCTGCGGATGGCTGACGATGAAGGAGATCTCATCTTGGTAATCGGAGGACTTCATCGCTTCCCTATCTTTCTCGGAATACTCGATCGAGAGGGATTGGATTTCTAAAGTGCTGAGCAGCCCTTTGTCCATCAGTTCCTTCGTCGACGATGATTTGATGAGCGAGCCGAACCATGCACGACATTGCAGTTCGTGAGTCTTGCTGCCGTCCAGGGTTCCGGTAAAACCGAATCTATAACGAACATGCGGCATCATGTTGATGATTTTGCCGAGAGCCATGGAGTCGGCTTGGTGCGCCTCATCGCAGATGAAGGCATCGAATTGTGTAAAGAAACTGACATCTTGGCGGTAGAGCATGGCCCAAGTGGCAATCATTACACGTCGAGATGTCTGCTTGGACACTCCGGAAAGCAGCTCATAGCATTGATCGCAGATGAAACGATTGCTTTCATAGGAGCAGAAGTCCGTCTTCATCTGTCTGACCAGATTGATGGAGGGGACCGATATCAGGACTTTACCCGGTACATGGTTTAAGATGAATCGAATGATAAGATAGATGATGAACGATTTACCGGATCCCGTAGGACTCAGTACCAAAGAACGATTGAGCTTGATAGATTTTAAGAACGCGTCCATCTGGTAATCGTAAGGTTCGAGGATGAGATCGGGTAGGACATCTTCGACGAACTGCTCGAGGTCTTGATCGAATGAGTCCAGCTTAAGACTCTTGTCGATCGTAATCTGCCACTCGTTATCTTTGGCGAGCTTGTAGAGGTAAACCAGCAAACCGGAAGGAAGAGTGCGGTATCTTAAATTGAAGAGATGAATTTGACCGTCCCAAAGACCCTTCTTATACTTGGGGGTGTATTGGTATCCCGCGACTTGGAAACTGAACTTTTCATAGATTTCCATGGCAATGTCTTTGTCGCAGAAGATTTTTAAGGTCAACTCATTCAGTTTCTCGACTCTTATCATTTTAACCTTTTGAAATTGTTGGATGAATGAAAAAGACGTCATTCTTTAAATCAAAAACGTAGTCGGATGACGGATTCGTTGTAATCAAAATCTGGCGTCTTTTTTATTAAGAAGATGAAGAGGTTAAGAGTGCCTTTTCACAGAATCTGGCGTCTTCTTACTTACCTTGTGACCAATTCAAGAAAGCGATCGCATTACGAAAATGATGCGATCTCTGGTTAAGGTTATGCTCGATGAAGCTCTTCAGAATGTCGACTTTGTTTTGCGCTAAGGTCAATCTTCTCTTCAAGTCGCTCAGTTCGTCGTCGGCATCCAAGTAGAAGTCCAAATCTTGTCTGGGAATCTTGAGATGCAGCGGTTTCTCTTCGTACACTCTATCTTCGGCTCTTCCCAGATAGTATTCTACTTTTTTAAGTTTGAGCTTGTTGTATTCTCTCTCGATGAGAAGAAGCACACCCTTTTCATCTTGATAGAAGCCCAGATACTTGGCGTGCAATTCTATGACTTTGACACTCTCTTTCGCCATGTCCGACATATCTACTCGACTGTCGGACATTATCATTTCTTGAATTTCGCTGAGTTTCAAAGCAGAGTTTTCTCCCAAGTGAAGTATTGGTAGCGGAATTCGACGTTGAAGTTGATTTGCGTGGGGTCCATCTCCGAGGAATCGAACATCACTTCTCCCATCATCGTCGGAAAGGCTCCGACGAACGTATAGATCAGCAGAGCCTTCTTGTTACCACTGAGGATATGCAGCTTGATGTCCTTAACCAGATTCCTCCAGTCGTCGTCATCGATGAATGCTCGCATCCAATTTGCCAGATAGATATAGTTCTCGAAGTCTTCGTCCATTAGAAGCGTGCAGTTGAGCGGACTCCATTCCGTCACGTTCGAGTAAGTCGATGTTTGATGATGCTTATAGTACAGATCCATTCCGGGTATTCGAAATGGAAGGCAGAGTCACTTGCTGCAAGAAATAGTTGACTTGTGGTGCATCGGGTATCTCGAGTTTGAAATTAGTCGAGTACGATATATTGTAGTTGGTGATTATTTCGGACATAGCCTATTCTCTTGGTGATTAACTATAAGAAATTCAGGCATTTAATAGCAGGCTTATTTTGATAGCTCGCAGTAAGCCATTATACATTTGAGTCCTGACCCTTCTTGTCTTTACATGCCTTTACTTGACTACTCCTGAGACGGAGTATAGCACTTCTTGAGCCGTTTGTCAAGCCTTTTGGTATCTAATTGATAGCATTAACAATTTCGTAATTTCGGACCGACATTTTGCCGAGTAGATCAACTAAAATTTGAGCGGCTTGGTTTCCAAATTCTGGGTCTTCAGGAAAATTCTGATCGTCCCCGATTAGATCGAGTTCGAAGATAACCGGAACGTTGTGCTCCTCATCCACATCACCGAACTTGATAGATTTGAATTTGAACTTCACATCAGGAAAATCGGGAAGGCCCAGAATCACTTCTTCCTTGCCATCTATCTCTTGAACTTCAAAGCTATAATCTTTCATAATATGATCTCCAGTTGACGTTTTCAAGTATTTATGACGATAAAAAAAGCCCTCTTCGGAGGGCTTTTAAAAACTTCCTTGTTCTAGCTCTTATTAGTATTCTTATAGAGCCATCCATCTGGATAGATTTATTTGATGGACTTCAACTTCTGCGTCATCCAAGCAATCACGCTAGGAGCAGTTCCTGTACCAATATAACGTACTGGAGGAGTTGCCGACATTACGAAGACTACGCCTGTAATGTTCTTACCTGTTTGCTTCGGATTCCTCATACTAGGAGTCAAAGTACCCTCGTTCTTACCAGACTTGATAGAAATCCCACCCATTCCGAACATTTCAACCTCAAACCCTTCTTTTTCAGCAGCCGTTAGAACTGCTGCAAGAGTTTTGTTAGTTGGTGGCACCGGCTCTTTAATAGCATCGGCGCCTTGAAAAGGATCAGGATTATCTGGTCCTAAAGATCCGGCAATTCTGTCGGGCAGACCCCAATCATTATAACTACGAGTCCCAGAACCAATGAACTCTTTTAGGTACTCTTCAAATGTTAGCATAACGTTCTCCTAATTTAGAGCAAGTTAAGGATCTTAGCCTTGCGATAGTAAACGTTGCTATTGGCAGACAAGCTGGTGAAAGGATTAGAAATCAATCCATAACGGGTCTTGAAGCCGATCGCTGGTTGGAAGGTGTCAACGGAAGTTGCACGAACCATCTGAAGCGGAACGTATGGGCAATAGAACATACCTGCATCATACGCATTAGCGCCCTTGTATCCAACGACATAACCGTCGGTTCCGAGGTATGGGTCGATGTAGACTTTGAAGCGACCGACGGTACCAACCATCGTTACACCGGTTTCGTCTACTTCAGGAAGACTGATTTGTGCTTGCAGAGCAGGAGCATAGTTCAATACGCCTGCCATGGCCAGAGCGGAAGCCACGTCGGCAGTGGTAACAATCAAGTTACCTTTTCCACGACGGGTTTCTTTAGCAATAGCATTAGCATCGCGCTCGATAGCGAAGAGCAGACCCTTCACTCTCTCGAGGAACCAGCGACCGTCGGCATCATTGGCAAGATCGAATACACCAGGATCGCCGGCGAATTGAGCACCAACCTTGGAGATAGCGTAGATCGTACGCACGACTTCACGGTTGATTTCTGCAATGATTTCGGTAGACAGGATGTTGCTGAGCTCGTTTTCTGCATCAAGGCCATGGATAGCGCGAAGATCTTGTGCCAGTTCGAGCGAGTAATCAGCTCTCAATTGGCGAGTCTTTGCGGTTACGCTGGTCTTCTCGATGGTCATCGACATGCTGTTCCATGCGTCTACTTCACCGCTACCTGCTTGAGGTGTGCCCGCAGGAGGATTCTGATCGTAGGTTGTGGTCTTGGCTACGCCAGTCGTGAAAGTGACATCCCAAGGATCGTCACCAGCGTGAGCTGGGCTTGCTGCACCAGAGTGAGTGGTAAGAGCTTCGTTATGAAGAGCTTCTGCACCACCAACGTTGGTATAACGCGAACGCATTGCGAACACGAGACCGGTAGGACCAGTCATTGGTTGAACGCCGCATACATCATAAGCAATCAGCTTAGGAGCAAGACGACGAACGAGGTTAATCAGAACTGGATCCCAGTTTTGAATGTTGCCGGTTGTGGTTTGAGCGGCTTCAGCCAAGAACTTCTCTTGGTTCTCTAATAGCTGAGCAGTAACTCTGGCGCGATAACCGTCGGTGATTTTAGCAACCTTCTCGTTCTCGAGAAGCGGCTGCCATTTTTCTACTAATTGAGTAATCATTATTATTATCTCCTTCTTTTTATCTTACAGTCTTTCAAGATAGGCTTTCATCTTGTCGTTAGAGGCGCCTTCACTGATAACCGGCTTCGTTTCCTTCTTCTCTTCTGTTACCGAATTAGAAGAATCCGACTTGTTGGCTACCTGCTTGAATTCTTCAGCCATCAAGGTGACACCCGACTCATACTCTTCGAGGCTTTCAAAATTGGCTTTTTCCACCAACTTCTCCAATCTTTCTCTTTGAGTATCAGCCATCCCTTCTGTTACGCGAGCGAACACGGCTTTACGGTTTTCGCCATCGACATAAGAAGAGTATTCGGCAATCTGGCGCTTCAATGTTCTATGCTCTTCGAATAGTTCATTGAAGGACTTCTTGCTTTCCTCGATCTGTTTTTCTAAACTCTGACTGGCTGGCTCTGGATCGAGTTGGAAGAAATTCGTTTCAAAGGCTTCGCGGATGGTCTTCAGGACCTTGGCCATTCTGGCATACTCCGCGGTTTCGACCATTTGCGCTTTGTTGTCTCTGACAAACTTCTCGACAACATACTCGCAATAATCTTCTACCTTCTGAGTCATTTCCTCGACGACATATTCTGCATATGCGTTAGCTTTATCCGTGATCTCTTTGATCTGCTCGTTGGCATAGGCTTCGTATTCTGTTGCCTTTGCTACGAGTTCGGCTTTATCAGCTTCTGCTTTCTCTTGAATAGCCTTCGTTTCTTCATCAACTCTTTGAGCGACTGCTGCCTCGATGCTCGCCGTGAGTTTGGTTACAAACTCGTCAGAGATTTCAACCCCCGGTAGGAGGTTTGATAATGTCTCTTTAATATTCATAGACAGTAACTCCTTCTTTCGTTTTTGTCAATTGGACAATACATGCCCACTTATACATCCATCATTTTTCACTTTTCTCATTCCTTTTAGCTGCCTATGAAGCATTGATAAAAAGGAGTGCTCACAATTTGTTATATTTATGATTTTATAGCTTTACTTTTTTCTGGCGATTTCACTGATGATGTTCTCAAAAGTGACCAGAAGTCGCATCTCGTCAATCTTTCCTTTGACTACCGAGTTGCTGATTTCCGCTTTTGCCTTCTCATAAATCTTGCCGTCGCCGGCGAAGGCCCATTCGCGTCCTTCCATGACGGACTCTACCCAGCAGTTAGGACCACTCGGATCGGAAACGATATCCGCCGGTGTAACCAGATAGAAGTCTTCGCAGACGATGTTGACACCGTTTTCTTCCTTGAGCGAACCAAGACCGCGAGAAGACACGCCAAACTTAATCCCTTCGTCCATTAGATTTTTTACAATCTTACCGAGTGGCGTGTCGATCACTTTTGCCCTACCTATCCAGTTGTTACCTTCCCTGGTAAGCATGACGATCTTATGGCTAACTCTATCCAAGTTAATCGTGGGATTGTCGGGGTGACCCAACTCACCGACTCCCTGGTTATCCTCGATCTTTTCCTTGACGTACCTTGCGGCTTCCCTCTCCATAATCTTACTTGGATACATACGACGATTATGGTTTTTGATTTCAGCTTGCAGGAATGGACCGTTGATCCAGTATTGCTTGACCTTACTTTCGTTCAGCAGAGTTTCTTCGATAATGCAATCGAATAGCTCCGTGACGTTTCTTTCTATTAAGAGTTTCATGTCGAATTCTCTTTATTGAGCAGCATCGCCTGGATTCAATTTCGCTTTAGCAGCCGATTTGGACATCAGGTTATGCTGTTTGATAAATGCTCTGGTTGAAGCGGCGTGGGATGCCATTCTCGAACGACGGGTACCCGACATCTTCTTAAGGTGAGCTGCCATTCTCTTTCTGAGAGCCATCTTTTGCTGAGCTGTCAGTACCGTCTTGCAATCTGCTCCAGTTCTTCCTGGAGGGCAAACCTTATCGGTAGAAGCAACATCTTTGTGCATCTGCTGGTTCCAGTGAGCGGTCTTAACGACTAAGAACTCGTGGAGAGAGACTTTATCGAAGATCGTGGAGAACTGCAACGATTCTTTCTTGCACTCTTCCTCGTCGTCCATCTCGTCTTCTTCGCCTTCGTCTTCTTCGTCGTCCATCTCGTCGTCTTCCGACTCGTCGTCCGTCTCATCATCCGCTTCTTGAATTTTTTCTTTCTTCTTCTTGCTGCCGCAAGCCGCTTCGTCGAACTGGTCTAGGTTCTCTAGATAGCTGTCGATGTCCGAAGGTAATGCTACGTTTTCGATATCAAGATAGACGGTCACTTCGTAAACGGCTTTATTACCTTGATATTCTAGATCCATTGCTCCCGTATCGTTTTCAAGATCTACGGTAGGATCGCTGATCTCATAGTAGTCAATGCCTTCTATTTGATCGAGTTGCTCGGTGAAATGCTTGATTGCGTTGGCATCGTTGAATTTGATGTCCATCACGCCCATGTCGTAAACCATTTCGTTTCCGCCATAGGAT